TGCGCACTCCTTTGGCACCGGCACCACATCCCCGCCAATGCGTGCGTACACCACACCTTGCAGAGGCGTGATGCTTCCCGGTTCGCGGTCGCGCAGTTTGGTGGGTGGGGTGTAGGTGCGGGGGAGCATGGTTAGGCGGCTTTGCGTGGACGCAGAATGCTCGCCATCAGGTCGTATGTTTTTGGGGCGCTTCGGGCTTTCGTCCAGCCAAGCCCCACTTCTGCCAAGTGCGATGCCTCCACCTCGTCCCAGCGCGACACCAACGCGGCCCATTCCTTGGACACTTCGGCCATCTTCGGAATCAGTGGGCGCAGGCCGGGCGCCTCATCCAAGAGCTTGAGACACCGGTCCAAATCATCAGGGTCGGCGGGCGCGTAAGGCTCCGCGCTCTCGCCAAATGCCAGCCACATAGCCATGCACTTGCTGCTCATTCCTACACGGCCAAATGCCAGCCACCGAATAACTTGCGTAGTCGTCTCAGACATCATTCGTTATCTCCAGTTCAGCCCAAGGCGCGGGGCTGTGTCTCTTTACAAAATCCATGGATCGCCAGCGCCACGGCATGCGCCTCGCGCTCGTTGTCTGTCCTGCGGCCCCCAGGCAGTACCCAGCCATCACCGTGCTTTTCTCCGCTCATGGTCACTGTTGCCTTCGCAAAGATCACGCGGCCACACCCGGCGATGGCGTTTTTGGGATCGTCAAACACTGCGGTTTGGAAATTGATGTTCGGTGCGTCATTTGTCACGTCTAACCTCCTTCGGTCGCCGCCAACCGGGCGGCACGGTTTACTTCTTTGCCCTCTTGGCCGGGGCCTTCGCTGCAGCCTTCTTCTCGGCGGCCAGCAGCGCTTCGCGGGCAATGGCCTTGCGGTCTGGCTCCGCCTTCGGCGTTGCAGCTTTGCGGTCAGTCGCGCGCAAGTTCTTCCACGCCAAATTCAGGGTGGCGTTGTTGCTGGGGCCTACGATGAATGCCATGGTTCAGTCCTCGAAATGTTTGCCGTAGATCCGGCTCAGCACGTCGATTTGCTTCTCGGTCAGGCTGGTGGTGTTGTTACCGTCGTTGGTCTTTTCGACCACAGACTTGAGAAACTGGTTTTCCCAATCGCTCACATCCGTGGTGTCCACCAGCCCGGCGCACTTGCGAACCATGGTGTTCAGGCTGGCCACGATCAATACGCCACGGATGGCCCGGCTGCACGCGCCGCTGCACCAAGATCAATCGCTGTCGCCTCAGCCTTCGCGGCCTGTCCCTTCTGGTAAGGCATCCATTCCGCGAAGTTGTCGCCGGGGCGATCGCCGTCACCCTGGAGCAGCAGAACTGGAGCGCGCGGTGCCGGGTTGCCGTTGGGGTCGATCACCATCAGGTTGATGCATGTGTCGTTCCAGACGTGGGCGACAATGGCGGCCAAGGGCTTGCCAGCAGCCACCGATGAAAACGACTGCAATGCATCGTTTTTGCTTGGGTAGTACCAGACCACGCGGCCGGGGGTTGGGGTAATTGACATTGGGTTTCCTTCAAGGTTGTGCAGGCGAAAGCGCGCCTGCGGTCGCATTGGGATCGGGTTGATTAGTGAAAGTGACACCGGCACTCGTGGCGGCCCATGCCTGACACTGCAGGGCGAACAGGTAGAACTCGTGGTCCGGCAATGCCTCAGTGCTTTGGCCAGCGTTGAACCGGGCCCGTAGGTACTCTTTCCAGATCCATGCCGGGTAGCGGGCCATGCTCCCGTCTTGCTGGCGGACCTTCACCTGGTCGGCTATGTCCTTGAGGATGGGACCGTGGAACAGCTTGCGCAGCTCGTGGCGGTAGTCCTTGGCCTTTGGGTGGGACATAACGGCGTTCACCGCTCACTCCCTGTGCGCCCTTCGCCCCATGCCCATTCAAGCGGCTCCCGCAGAATCCATAGGTGCCGAATGTTGGCGACGTTTACCAAGTCGGATTGACGCGGGTACACCTCCAGCGCGTCATAGCCCGCAAACCCGACTCCAGCTTTGACGGCTTGCAGCGAATCCCATGTGATGCCATCGAGCCAGCCGCCGGAGTCGTTCAGAACTGCACGGTTGATGCTCAGGCGACACACGATGTGCGGCGCGCTCGCGGGGGGGCGGTGGATCTGAACGAAGTAGTGCCGGTTACGCATCGCACGCATGGGCGCTCCCGGCCTTCCTCCAGCGCCGCCCGTGGGTAGATCGACGAACTGCACACCATAACCAGCTGCCTCAGCAGCCATCCATCGACGTGCTTCTTTGAGGGTATATCCGGGTGGTATCACGAGAACAGCCTTTCTCGCGCATCCCTGAACCCACGGCGCACAGCCTGGTGGGCATCCTCTGTCAGCACAGCGCAGGGGAATGGCTCAATCTCGCTGAATGCGACGGCCTCCCAGCCCAATGGGCGCCAGGCTGAGCTGGCGGCTTCGATTCCGCTGCAAACGCTTAGGAATTTCATGCAGCAGCCCTTTCAGCAAACCCGGTGTTGTAGATGACTTGCATGTCCAACTGACGCGCAATGTGGTGCTCCAGGCTGGCGCCCTTGCTGTGCTCCCATCCCGGCAACATCGCTATGGCGTTGCACGTCACCAGTTGCGCGATGTCCTTGCGCATGCACTCGTTCCAGCCTGCGGTTGGGTCAGCATTGATTTCGGCAGGGTTCACGACTTCATACCCCAGCGCGCGAAGGCGGGCGGCCTCCGCATGAAAAGCTGGGAAATTCAAATTTGGCAAATTTGACATCGGGCCAGCTATGTAGATTCTTGTCATGCCACACCCCCAACAATCTCAACGCGCACGCCAAACTCTTTCAGCTTGCACTTTTCTTGCTCGTAGGCCCACGTCACACGCGGGTCAGCGTCATCCAACCCCAGCCAGTCGGCCAAGCCGTCAACGATGTGCTTGAACGCGCTGGGCAGGTTGTCGTGTGAATCCAGTTCACCGGCTGATATTCGGGTCAGGGTGATGCGGCATGGCAGTTCTGGGCGCGGCTTGTTACCCATCACAAGCGCCACGATTTCGCGGTGTTCTTTTTTGCGCTTTGCTGTCACGCGGAAATGCTCACGCATGTTCAGCAAGCTCACGGTTTTGATTGGCAGGTAAATGCGGATCATTGGTCCCTCTCATTGCCTGCGTTAGCAGCTTCGGCATGTCGCCCCAAAGGTCCGGTTCCTCTGCGGCCATTTGCTGCACGCGGTCCCATACGTATGCCTTCCATCCCGGCTCTTTTGCCAAGGTGACGTAATGCGCAAGCAGGCGCGTTTTTGTTGCTTCGAAGTCCATTCGTGTCCATCAATGCTCCGGGTGCTTGTAGAGACTCAAGGGCTCGTCACCGTGCGCCCCTAAAAACTGTTGGCTGTTTCGGTCGAACCACAAACCAATCTGGCCTTCCCATTCGCCGTTTCTCTGCTTGTCACAAATCAGCAGCGCGTCAGGTTCACCGTCGCTCACGCTTTTGCCAATCTCTCTGGCGCGCTCTTTGGTTTTGTTGCGCCAAACGCTGATTACGTTGTCCACCTGGTCGGTGATCGAGCCGCTGCCCTTGTAGTCGTACTTGCTGGGCTTGTGGTCTTCGGTTGTCGGTTTGCGAATGTGGTGGACAAGGTGGACGTGCATGCCGTAGTCCCTTGCAATTGCGGTCAGTTCGTCAACGAACATTTTTTGTCCGTTGTAGTCGTCCTCGCTGGCAACGCACTTCATGAGGCTATCCACGAAAAAATGCGTTATGCCTTTTTCCTTCGCGCAGTAGCGCACCACCGAGCAGACCTTTGACGCCGTAACGGTGCCCTGCTGGTCGTACAGCCACAACTTGTCATCGGTCCAGTCGCGGAACTGCTCGTACAGGTCCAGGAATTGCGCGGTAGCCCGTTCGTCGCTCAGGAATGCCGGGTCAGTTGCGTTAAATGTTGACCACTGCCGCGCCATGCGCTCCAGCGTTTTCAGCGGCTTCATTTCAAAACTTGCGATGCAGACCTTTTCACCCTGCGAGCACATCGACAATGCAATCTGCCCAGTAACCAGGCTTTTGCCGTTGCCGTTGGCACCACCCCACACCGTCACCTCGCCGGGCCTGAATTGCACCAGTCCATGAGTTTTGCGCCATGGCATCACGGCACGTTTTTGCTTGACCGGGTTTTGCAGCCGGTCGATTAGTTCCTGCACCCATAGGCTGGCTGGCTTGACCTTGTGCTTTGGGTCGCTCTCGCGCTCGAATGCCGCAAAGTCGATTTCATCATCCGTTATCAGTTGCACAGGCTCTCCCATGTGCGCCGCAGCGCTTTTTTGTGTTGTTCGTCGGCACCCATAAGCGTGGGGAAAACCTCATCGGGCTCAGCAAAACCGAAGAACCTAACGCCGTCAATTTGGCTAAGTTCGTCAATCAACTGGATAACGGTTTGGTGGTAATCCCTGCTCTGCACCACCACCAGCACGCAAAGCCCAATCACCGGCCTCCAGTCCATCAATGCGGGGTTTGTGCCGGGCGCAACTGTCACCAAATCCGGGCGGTCTTCGTGGCGCTTGTCACCGATGAAAATCGTCACCGGGGCCGCTGGCCGCGCACCAGTCATCCGCAGTTCGCGCAATGTTTGCAGGCTCATACGAACGTCATCCCCTGCTCTATCGGCGCTTCCGCGCCCTCCCATCGCCGTTGGTTCAGGTACACCAGCGGGGCCGGGATGTACTGCCCCCCGTCTTTCAGCCATTCGGGACTTTTCGCCATCCGTTCAACGTGGGCAACGACCACCGCAGCGTCACGCTCTGCGCTCGCCTTTTTCCAAGCGTCAAGGCATTTGCCTTTGGCCTGTTTCCTGTCGGTTGTCGGCCATGTTGACCAAAAAAGGGCGAAGCCCTGGGGTGTTTCTTTCTCTTCTCTTCTCTTCTCTTCTCTAGCTCCGAGACTTTGCCGATTTTGTCCGCAGTCCGTCCGTGATTTGTCCGCTTCGGATGCGGACATGCTGCGGATTCCTGCTTTTCTCTGTGCGTCTGTACAGCGACGTTTCGCGGACGCACCGTTGTGGTCGTTGAAGTTTTCGATGGTCACGCCGTCTGGAGAATCGGACAGCCAGCCGACATTGCAAAGCGCAGAAGCAAAGCCTTGGACGCCTGTTTTACGATCGATCTGGCGCAGCGTCAGGCCGGGCATGAAGCCATCCTCTGTGTGCTGGTCAGCGGTTGCCCAGAGCCAGTACAGCGCGCCAATAACGGCGGCTTCTGTGGCCTCTGTGGCGTCAACAATCGAGCCGACGCGCGGGTCGTCCCACAGGTTGCCGCGCATCTTGATCCAGTCACCGGCCATTTACGCAGCCACCTTGTCAATCTCGCCCATGCCGTCAAAAAAGCATTGCTGGCCGTCTTCAATAGCGGCTTGAATGGAGGCGTTTCGGGCCTCGATCACCGCGTACATTTCCTTCTTCCAGTGCTGTGCGCTCTCGCGGTCGCCCACCAGCATGGACAATTCAATGCGCTTGCCGTAGAGCTTTATTTCAAGCTCGCGGCACTCTGCGATGAGGGTTTGTGCTGGCGTGTTATTCATGACGATTCCCGTTCGACAAACAAAAAAGCCCTTTGGTTCTTGGTTCTCCACATTGCGGCGTGGCCCGTGAGGGCTAGAGAACCAAGGCCAAAGGGCTTTGATGGTGTCAGCCGCAATGCTTGACGATTGATATTGTACATCATTTTGCGCAAGAATTTATCAAGCAGCCCTCCAAACCTTGCACCCGCCGCGCTTTACTGCGGTTTCGTAAATGCCCCGCGTCTCTGCTTTCCTGCGCTGGACATCGAAATAATCTATGCCCGTAACCTCGGCAATCTCGCGTGCCGTAAGGCCCTCTGGCGCGTCTTTCAGGGCGCGGTGAATAGCTAGGCGCTCCTCAACAGCTTTTGCGCTCAGAGCGTGCTTTGCTGCGGCCTTGCTGGTGTCCGGGTCGGTGCGGCGATGGCGGGTGGTGATAAAGCTGATTGCAAGTTGCATGGCTCACTCCAAAAGTTTCTCAAGCGCGGCTACCAATAGATATGCGGCGAGATTTACAACCGCAAACATGACCGCGAATTGGGCGATGGATTGGAATAGGGGGGTCATGCGGCGTCCAATCCAAGCTGCTCGGGTTGCTTTGTCGGCTCCGGCTCAAATAGCGGGCGCTGGTTGTAGGCTTGCTCTATGCGGCGGCAGGCTATGTCGAAATACTTGGGCTCACGCTCGATGCCGATGAACTTGCGGCCTAGCTGGATGGCGGCCACTCCTGTGGTGCCGCTGCCCATGAAAGGGTCTAGGATGGTTTGGCTTGTTTTTGATGACGACCCCACGATGTGAGTCATTAGCGAGATTGGCTTTTCACATGGATGCTTTCCGAAATAGCCACCCACGGTGTCATAAACCCAGTTGTCTGATTTCATGCGGGGGTCGTATGGCAGAAATGGCCTGCGAAGCTCCTCGTAGTCCTTGCGAAGCTCCTCGTAGTCCTTGCGAAGCTCCTCGTAGTCCTTGCGAAGCTCTGTCGGTTGGAACAGTGCTTGGCACTTGGCGTAATCCACAGCATTCGGCAAAGAAGAACCCTCTTCCCACCGCAGATACAAAGCCGGGTCGCGTCCGATGCTGTTCGCAATCTGCCTGTAACTGAGTCCTGCGTTTTCTCTTGCCTGCCGGAAGTAGCCGCCAATGGGCTGATAAACCTTCTTATGCAAGGCATCACATGCATGCTCGTACCCGCTTTGGCTTTGCGCGTCTGTGTCGTCGCCCTTCTGTGCAAAAATGCATCCTTCCCAGTTCTGCTGGAAAATTCGCAGCGCGTCAATAGGTTGCTTGTGCTGCCAGCCTTGTGGTTTTTGCCAACGAATTGAGTTCAGAAATACCAGCCGATTGCGCACCAAGCCCTCGACCGCCCAGTTCATCTGCGGCGATGTGAACAAATAGAAAGACGCCCAGTCCTCCATCCTGTCGGCGCAGTTCGTGATCACCAAATCAAGCCACGAAAGAAAATCCTCTTTGGTGCGCCATTGATTATCCCAATCGTCACCCTTCACCCCGAAGTAAGGCGGGTCAGTAACCACCGCGTCAACCTTGCCCAGCGTTGGCAGGACGTCCAAACAATCGCCAAGGTACAGAGTGGCATCGCCAATCACTACGGGACTCATGCCTTCCCCCCAATCGCCACCTGCCTGATTTTTTGCGACTTGCCCCAATCTATTTCACTGCGCCGGGGCTCAATGGGCATGTCGCCTGGTCGCTTTGATAGGCCGTACAAGCCATTTTTCAACGGCCCAAGCGATGGGCGGCTGAGCTTTTTTGCGCGCGCTGGAGGGAGTGCGCTGGGGGTGGCTTTCCAGTTGAAGGGGCTCATTCCAGCGCCTCCGCTACGAGAAGCATGAAGGTGCGCGTTTCGATGTCATTCAGAAATAGCGGCGAGATGATGTCGGCAAATGCGTAAAGAATGTGGGCCTCTACATTGCCGAGGCCATCGACTCCAAAATCAAGCAGCGCAGCCTCCCGAAGTTGTTCGCTAATGGTCATTCGACGGCCCTCAAAAATGAATAGAAAAGGCCCCGCCAGCCACACGGCCAGCGGGGAAAGCACCGGCCACAGCACGGGGAGACGCCGTGAGGCTTGTGGGGCTGGTGTGTGGGTGACGGCTCATGAGGCTGCTGTGCTGGGCTTAGTGCGAAGCGCAGGCGACCAAGCTCTTTGCGCGCTCGATCAGCGGCCCAGTGGGTTGGACGGCTTTGGGCAAAGCGGCATCAAGGAACTCAAAGGCGACAGCTTTAATCTCCCCTCTAAATTTGTCGTCGGCGGCGTAGGTGGCGGCGGCGGCGGCGTAGGTGGCGGCGGTGGCGGCGGCGGCGGCGGCGTCGGCGGCGTAGGTGGCGGCGGTGGCGGCGGTGGCGGCGGCGGCGGCGGCGTCGGCGGCGTAGGTGGCGGCGGCGGCGGCGTAGGCGGCGGCGGCGTAGGTGGCGGCGGCGTAGGCTTTGGCAAGATCTCGCTGACGCGAGGCAAACTTGACCACCAAGCAAAGCCTACGCGCCATTTCCGCCTTGTCATCCGTTGCGCTACCCATGGCCCGATCAATGAACGGGATCATTTCGCCACGCTCGTCGTCGCGCAAAAAGTCGTTCAGCCAAATAGCAATTTTCCGCACCGTGACGCAAACGCACGGCGATTGGTCCGTGATCTGCGCCTCACCGTTGAGGTAGGCAATCACGTTCATGAAGCATCCGCTTCCGGTCTTTGCGGTGTCTTCGTGGCTACCTTTGAGCAGGGAGATCGGCTTGATTATTTCCGTGATGGATTCCATGGTTGTTCCTCAGTGAAGTTTTGGTGCGGGGCGAAGGTCTGCGCGGTCGTGAATCGCGTCAATGTCGAGCTCGACAATCTCGAACTGGCGTGCGAAATTGAAAAGGTCGATCAGGTCGCAGCCTTGGGCCTCTTGAGCGGCGGCGCGTTGACGCTGCAGGCCCTTTGTGCGGGGGCCGCGCTTGATGAGTTGGGTGCGTAGCATTAAGATTTCACCTTTGCCGCCCGTGGGCTACCGTCTTTTTTAAACCACTTTGGCCGCAGTTCACGAAGCTGGAAAACCCTCAGCGGCGGTACGGTCTCCCACTGAGACACGGCGGAAGGGGTAAGAGGCGGGTCGAAAAGCTCCGCGAGCCTCGAAACCCCACCAGCCAATCTAATTGCAGTTTCTTTGTCCATGGGCGAATAGTAGTCCACTAAAAATATTTACGCAAGGGGTTGACGAATGTTTTTAGAGGGCTTAATATTCAGTCACCGGCTCAAACACGAGGCGGCAACTGGAGGTAAAATGAACACACACGATTTTGTAGTCATCGGCACAGACGCCGATGGCGTCAAGCACACGGTCAGTGTGCGTGCTGAAAGCGGCGCTGATGCCGTTAACGATGGGATCGAGCGTGGATGGAATGGCGTTGTCGCCAAGCCGTACAAGGCCGATGCCGGATTTATCGCCAACTGCGACCGCGCCTTGTCGCTGCAAGTCCGCATGGAGCACGTTCGCGCCGTGCAGGGGGCGTTGTCATGAGCGATAAAAAATATGAGTTCGTGCCCGGCGATGAAAAAACTATTGCCCCTGGCCGCACGGTTAAGCGAATCCGCCTACTCGTTGCAATCGCTGCGTTTGGCCTGCCATCTGGCTCTTTGGGCGGGTATATCGAATCAAAAGAATGCCTGTCTCAAAGCGGCAATGCGTGGGTGTTCGGCAATGCGTGGGTGTTCGGCGATGCGCGGGTGTTCGGCAATGCGCGGGTGTCCGGCGATGCGCGGGTGTCCGGCGATGCGCAGGTGTCCGGCTATGCGCGGGTGTTCGGCGATGCGCGGGTGTCCGGCGATGCGCGGGTGTTCGGCGATGCGCGGGTGTTCGGCGATGCGCGGGTGTTCGGCGATGCGCGGGTGTCCGGCGATGCGCAGGTGTTCGGCGATGCGCGGGTGTCCGGCGATGCGTCAATCGTGTGGGTCTCGAAGGTAGGCCGAGACAACGGGACGCTGACGGTGTTCACCGGGAAAGACGGCGATTTGATTGCTACTCGCGGATGTTTTATTGGGACGATTGACGAGTTTCTTGCGCAGTCTGAGAAAGTCCACGACGACAGAACTCACCTTGAATATCGAATGTTGATCGAAGTGGCGCACTCGCGGATTACTAGGAGTGCGTCATGAGCGATAGCACTCACACGGTCACGGTTCGCGCCTTCGACTCTGCCTATCCTGGCAGCATGTTCGACAAGCCTCACGGCGAATACGTCGAGCGCGGGGACGCTAGCAGCCTTGCCGCTGCGTTGCTCGAATTGGTCGCCAAGCACAAGCGCGATGCCGAAGACTTCGAGGACGCGCTCAAGCAGGAAAAGGCCGAGCGAGACGCCCTGCGCGCAGAGGTGGCGCTTATCAAGTCCCATCAAGACGAGCTTTTGGAGGTGCTGGCCGAAATGGTTGTGCGCTTTCAGAATCTGCGCGAGTCCAACGGTCTTGACCGCAAAAGCAATCTTGCGAAACGCGCCTATGAACTGATCGCCAAAGCCATAGGAGCCGCAGCATGAACACACGCATGTACCCCCGCACGCTGAATGAGGCGTTCCCCAAAACGGCGGATTACGCCTGCTCAGTCGAGCGCCCATTCGACCGGCAAGACCGGATTGTTCTCAAGGCTTGCGCATTCGTGGCGCTGGTCTGGATCATTGTGGAGGTTTGCAAATGATCCGCCACATCGGCCAACTCGCGGCAGACATGCGCATGCTCTACAAGTGGCACCGCGAAGACGGACACAAGCGCTGGAAAGCGTTTTGCAAAACAGCGCTGTGCGACGGTCAAACCAAGGCCGCAGCGGCTTGCATGGCTGTGCTGTGCCTGGCTGTCGTCATCACCATCGTCCTGACCTTTGGGCCGGGCGGGTTCTTTTTCAACAAGTGAGGAATTTATGAGCCGCATTGGCGCATGGGCGCTTGAACAGCAAGAGCAAAACACAGACGACACATTCAACACAGGAAATCAAAATGAGTATTGCCACAATGATTCTCGGGCAGAGCGGGACCGGAAAGACGGCCAGCCTTCGCAACCTCAACCCGGACGATGTGCTTCTAATCCAAGCCGTCAAAAAGCCACTATCTTTCAAGGCGAAGAACTGGAGGCCGTGCACCAAGGCGGACCCAAAGGGCTCGATTCTGGTTACTGACAGTTCGCCCACCATCGTGGGGGCGATGCAGCGCACCAAGAAACAGATCATCGTCATTGATGATTTTCAGTACATCCTCGCAAATGAATTCATGCGTCGGGTGCTGGATCAAGAAACCGGAAATGCTGCGTTTGCAAAGTACAACGAGATAGCCCGCCATGCGTGGGACATTCTTATGGCCGCTGGCAAGTTGGACGATAACGTCCGCGTCTACATCCTGGCGCACACCCAGCAGGACGAATCAGGCCACATCAAGGCCAAGACCATCGGCAAATTGCTTGATGAAAAGATCACGATGGAGGGCCTTCTCACCATCGTTTTGCGTACTGCCGTTATCAACGGTCAATACGTTTTCTCCACCCAAAACAATGGGATGGACACCGTAAAGAGTCCCATGGAAATGTTCGACACCGAACACATCCCGAACGACCTTGCAGCCGTCGATAAGGCGGTATGCGAGTACTACGGCCTGACGGCCACAGCTTAACAATCACACAGGAAATATATGTACAACCTTGACCCCAACGCAGCACGCAAGGCCGACCAAACTGGCAACCGCATCAACGAACTTGGGAAGTATGTAGGCCAGTTCGCGCAGGCGGAAGACATTACCGCAAGCACCGGCACCAAGGGCGTGGCCCTGCGCTTCAAAAGTAACGGCCAAGAGGCCAATCTTTCCCTCTACACCACCAAGGCGGACGGTACGCAAATCATGGGGTATCAGGCCCTCATGGCAATCATGACTTGCCTTCAACTGCGCGGACTATCGCCCAAGGCCGGATCTGTGCAAGCGTGGGACAACGATGCAAAGAAAGAATTCACCAAAAATGCCCAGGTGTTTCCTGAACTTTGCGGGAAAGACATCGGCCTTTTGCTGGAGACAGAGGACTACCCAAAGAAAACCGGTGGCGTCGGCACGCGCATGGTGATTGCTGGCATTTTTCAAGCGAAAACCGAATTGACGGCGAGCGAAATCTTGGACCGCAAAACGACGCCAGAGCAACTTGAAAAGATGGTTGCGCGTTTGCGCCATCGGCCTGTGAAGGGCGACCGCCAGTCATCGTCAGCACCATCAGCACATGACAGCGGGAGCGGTTTTGACGTCATGGACGACGACATTCCGTTCTGACCATGCCACAACGCGACTACCGGGCGTATGCCCAGACTCCCAACGGCAAAGCAGCCAGAGCCTGACATGGCCCCACTGGCACAGATCATTAATAACTGGAGAACACCATGAACAAACTATTCATTGACATTGAAACCATCCCTGGCCAAGCCGCCGCCGTGATGGAAGCCCTGCGCGCAGAAGCCGAACAAGACAAAGCCGCTTGCAAAGCGCCAGCAAACTACAAAGATCCCGAGAAGATCGCGGCCAACATCGCTGAGCAACACGCGGCCATTGATGCCGCCATGGATGACAAATGGCGCAAAACATCCTTTGATGGCGCTTACGGTCAAATCGCCGTAATCGGTTTTGCGCTCAACGATGACTACCCGTGTTCGCTGTGGCTTGAAGATTGGGAAATGCCTAAAGCAGAGCGCCACATCCTCACGGCGTTTAACGATAGTTTGAGCAAGCGCATCCCGGTCAACATGGAGCCAGCGACCTGCGTTGTCGGGCACAACGTCAGTGCGTTTGATCTGCGGTTTCTGGCGCAACGCTCGATCATCTGCGGCGTGCGCCCTCACCCCGTTATCTCCCGCGCTGCAGCGGCCAAACCGTGGGAATCGGATCGTGTTTACGACACGATGATTCAGTGGGCCGGTGTGGGTGGCCGCATCAAGCTGGACAAGCTCTGCAAGGCCCTGGGCTTGCCTGGCAAAGGCGACGTTGACGGCTCCAAGGTGTGGGATTACGTCCGCGATGGCCGCATCAGTGAGATTGCCGACTACTGCGCAGACGATGTGCGCAAGACCCGCGATGTTTACCGGCGCATGACGTTTGCCAAAGCGCCGCAGCCAGTTGAGATGGATGACGTGCCCGCCTAACCCCACCCCTGCCCCGCTTAGGGGCAGCAGGCAACCTAACGAAAGCGAAAAATGAGCAACACCTTCAATTTGATCAGCGAAGAAAATACAAAGTCAGCGATGGCCTACGCCATGAAAACGCTGGAGCAGATGCCAAAGGCCAAACCCGAAGAGATGGAGGCGCATCTTGTCGCCATGCTGGTCGTGTACTGGGGTGCTCTGTGGGGAACGATGGGCAGTGAGTATGCCACCGGCTTCATTGAATCCCAGTTGGCGGGCATGGCCCCCGGCGTACCGCACGACCGATTCACCAAGCAAACCCACTGAGGGATCAATCATGAGCAACAAAATAGCGCTTGAAGCGCTGAAAAGCGAACTGAGAGAGTCGGCAATAACCATGGCGAACCTGCCGACAGAATTCGGCGTTGCCTGCCTGACCGAAGCCGGTGCGCAGCGAATCGCCAAGGCCCTGACTGATGCCGCGACGGCACTGGAGGCGATGGAGGCCGGGGGGTGGTTGCCAATCAGTGAAGCGCCGAAGGGGCGCAAGGTGCTGGCTGGCTACAAAAACAAGCTGGGCAACTGGCGGACAGTGACGGCCCGCTATTACCTGCCTCAGACGCTTCTGCTTGAGGACGACCGCGACGATTTGGATGATGACGGCTACGCGCCCGAGGGCTGGTACGAGGAAAGCGAAACACAGGAAGTAATCCTGCGAATCGAAGAGCCGCCTACGCATTTCCAGCCCCTCCCCACACCTCCAAAGGAAGCGCCATGACTGAAAAGCAACGCGCAATAATGCCAATCATGGGCGCAACCCTGATGAGCGGAATCCCTTTTGCCATGCTGGTGCCGCACGAAGCGCAAGC